TGGGTCCTTGCAGATAGCGGCCCGATCCTTCGTGAGGTCGATCTCGCCCTCGCAGTCGTCACAGAAAGTGAAGACGCTCATGCCGCACCTGCCTTGGCTTCCTCGTCGGCCAAGCGCTTCATGTCGGCCAGCGCATCCTCATTCGAGTCATAGAATCGCGCGGGGTTGATGTGATAGCCTGACTCGTAATAGATCAGCATCGCGGCAAGTTCTGGATTGTGAAACGCCTCCAATGCTTTTCCTTCCTCGCCCGCCAAGGTCACGACCCATCCGCCCCGGCAGTGCGTAGTGCCGCAGGTATGCCAATTGCCCATCTCCAAGGCCTTGGGCATCGCGGTGACAGCCGCATATACTTTCTGATGGATATTCTCGATGCGCGGTACTGGCGGCGCGCCAGCCGCAGCTCCCGGCTCAGCGGCGAGCCCGGTCTTGTCGTAGAGATTCGCGATATGCGAGCAGCCCGAGCAGCGCGAGCAGTACGAGCAGCCCGAGCAGCCCGAGCAGCCCGAGCAGCGCGAGCAGCGCGAGCAGTACGAGCAGCGCGAGCAGTACGAGCAGCGCGAGCAGCGCGAGCAGCGCGAGCAGCCCGAGCAGCCCGAGCAGCCCGAGCAGTACGAGCAGTTGGTACAGTTGTCGCAATCTTCGAGGCTATCGAGCGCAGCCTGGGCAGCCTTAAGACTGCCGAAATAGGCGATGCTGGCGCGATTGCCGCGCGAATCCTCAAGCCAGTCGGCGCTCATGTGAGCCCCGCCTGCGCCACGCGCTTGACCTCGGTGATATAGTCGGCCACCCAGTTCGGGCGGCTCATCGGCGCATCGAGCATCATCTGCGCGCCAGAGATGATGTCGCGCAAGGCGTCCTCCATCTGCATCTCGCGCGTGTAGAGGTGCGCGCGCTCAGCGGATTCCATGTCCAAGAGCTCGTCGCGCTCGGCGTCGCGGGCGCTCGATTCTTCGTAGAAGGCGGTTCTCTCTTCGGGTCCATCAGGGTCCATCATGGCGGGGTCTCCTGTCCTAACGATGAGCAATAATATGCTCAAGTTTGACGAAACGTCAAGCAATATATTGCTCAATACCGAAATTATTTTTGCCGCAATGCCTATTGCATCCTGAGCAAAATTCTGCTCTATTATGTTTCATGGAATTGTCAACCATTCGCGAAGATCTTCGCCAATACCTGCTCACCGGCGTCAGTCTCGCCGAGATTGAGCGCGCCACATCCTTAAATCGCTCTTGGCTCTCGAAGTTCAAACGCGGGGTGATTCAGAACCCGACCATCGACCAGCTCGTGGAACTCAATAATTACCGCACGGGGACGCAGTGAGTTTTTTGTCCCCCTTAAGCATCGCGCCCGCTCTTCCCCAGTTAAAGCCTGCGCGTCAAGTCGGGCGTGATGCAGTCGGCGAATTCCGCGAGGGGGCGTAGGCGGATGAGCGCGAAATACCAAGTTATGCCGCCTCTATCGGCCGCCGAGCACGCTGAATTGAAGGCGGATATCGAGGCCCGCGGCGTGCTGGTCCCCGTCGAATATGACGAAACGGGCGAGATTCTAGACGGCCATCATCGGGTGGCAATCTGCGCCGAACTTGGCATCACCGAATTCCCGCGGGTGGTTCGTATCGGCCTATCTGAGGCCGGCAAACTCACGCATGCGCGGCAACTGAACCTGGCCCGGCGGCATCTGGACCGCGAGCAGAAGCGCGAACTCATCGCGCAGCAGCTGCGCGAGACACCGCAGTTGAGCAATCGCCTAATCGCGCGTGATCTCGGTTGCGACGATAAGACCGTCGCAGCTGTGAGAGATGAAATGGAATCAAGTGCGGAAATTCCGCAGTTGGATAGGACTATTGGGGCTGATGGTCGAGAACGCACCACCACCCCCGAGCGCCCCTCAGCCTACCGTTACATTGACCCGACGCCTGCGGGTCAGCAGGCCGTTGTGGAATCGGCGAAGGAAGTGCGCGCGGGACGCACGGCGGAAGTCGTCAAGCGCAACGATGAAATCAGGCGCGCCGCAGCTGCGATCCCTGTCCCTGCAGGTCAATATCGCACGGTCGTCATTGACCCGCCTTGGCCCATGGAAATCATCGATCGAGATGTGCGCCCGGGCCAGGCAGGGATGCATTACCCGGTCATGACGCTCGAGGAAATCGCTGAGATTTCATTGCCGGTGGCCGAGCAATCCACGGTCTACCTGTGGACAACGCAGAAATTTTTGCCCGCGGCGTTTGAGATCCTTCGCGCGTGGGGGCTGCAATACCGATTCACCATGGTGTGGCACAAGCCAGGCGGTCCGCAGCCCTACAACCTACCGCAATACAACTGCGAATTCATTCTCGTCGCGACGCGCGGCCCGTTGCTGTTTTTGGACACCAAGCAGTTCTTCACGGCGTTCAATGCGCCGCGGCGCGAGCACTCGCGCAAGCCAGACGAATTCTACGACCTGGTACGCCGAATATCGCCAGCGCCCCGCGTCGATTGGTTCTCGCGAGAGCCGCGTGAGGGCTTTGAACAGTTCGGCATCGAACGAGAGAAGTTCGGATGAGCTATGAGATTGACCGACGCTGGTCTGATCGGTTCATCCCGATCATGCGCCAACTGATTGGCCCGCATCTCCTGGTGCCGGCGCCGATCGAACGCGATATGCAGCAGGCCACGGATCTGATCGTGCTGCGTGCGCGCGACATGACTATTGCGGCCAGGATGCGCCGATTCGGCTACGCGCACATTTATCCCTGGGAAATCACGATTCGCTCAATTCGCGATTCGGGCGCCAAGACCGAATTGGAAAAACTGCGCGAAGGGTGGGGCGATTGGATGTTTTACGGCCACGCCTCTGAGGACGGCGGTGGCATTGAGCGTTGGTTCTTGATCGACTTGCATGCTTGGCGCGCTGAGTTTATTCGTGACGGCTTTGCTGTGGCGCTCGGAAAGCCGGCCAAGTATGCACGCGTCTTCGTCACCAAATCGAATGGTGATGGAACGCATCTAATCGCCTTCGATGTGCGCCGTTTTCCGCCGTGCTTGCTCATTGCCAGCAGCCATGCAGTGCCGCGCGATTTGGCAGACACCGCATGAACTATTTCGATCTGCATATCGGGGACTACCAGCGCAAGACGGCGCATCTCACGCTGGCGCAGCACGGTGCCTACAGTCTGATGCTGCAGGCCTTCTATCAGAGCGAAAAGCCGCTACCGGCGGACCCTAGGGTGCTGTATCGATTGTTGCGCGCCGAGACGGGCGCCGAGCGCAAAGCCATCGATACTGTGGCCGCGGAGTTCTGGCGCAACGATGGGACGGGTCTCACCAACAAAAAGGCCGCCGAGGTATTAGCTGAATATAAGCGGTGGGTTGAGAAACAGAAAGCCAATGGAAAGCTAGGTGGTAGGCCAAAGGTAACCGAAGGGTTAACCCAAACCAAAGCGAATGGGGGGGACTCCCATCTTAACCTCCCATTAAAACCTCCCACCTCCCACCTCCACTCAGACTCTGAGGGCGGCCCTAACGGGCACGCCCCGCAGAGCGATTTAAAAATCGCTTTCCCGGAACCGGAGAAAACCGATGCACCAGAAACGCCTCCCGCTGCGGTTACCGAGGCGAAGGAGCAGGCCTTGGCGAACATCCGCAAACGCATCGCACCCTACCGCCCGAAGGCCGAGGCCGCGCATGAGTAACCTGCAGGAACGGCTTTGCGCCTACGTTTCGCGACGCTATTTCGCGAGGCTTACGCCGGCCGAGTTTCGCGGGCCGTGGACGTACACCTACCGCGAATGGACGGACGAGGACAAGGCCACGGCAATCAACCGCGAGGGCCGCTGCTGCGAGTGCACGGGCGTCGTCATCGCCTTGGAAAACGGCACGCAGCTGCGTATCGCGGTGGCCGATATGCTCGCCGAGCAGAGGGCCGGATGAGCCAACGCTCACTCAGCTTCGCCCGCTTCGACGATGAGATGGAACTCGCCGAATCCATCCGCCTGGCCACCGGTCGCGACTTGTTCAAAGGCGACACCGACACCATGAGCCGCAAGGCCACCGCCCGCATCGCGATCGTCATCAACAAACTGGGCCCGAAGTTCGAGCGGGCGTTTGAGCGCATCTACGGCGAACCCGTCAAGGGCGAGGTGAGCATCGATCGGGGGGCGGCATGAGTTTCCGCATGCCCGCCGCCCAGGGCGAACGCGACGCGAATCACCAGGAGATCGTCGATGCCTACGAAGCATGCCTGTGCAGCGTGCAGGATCTCTCGGCCGTGGGCTTCGGCTGCCCGGATTTGAACGTCGGCTGCGGTGGTGAGTTTGGCGCGAACGACTACGTCGAGATCAAAACCGATCACGGCCGCCTCTCGAAGTCCCAAGAGCGCTGGATTCGCGACTGGCGGGGCCCTAAGCCTCGCATCATCCGCACCGTCGACGAAGCCATTGCGCACGCCCAGGAGCTGCGCCGCCGCGCAGTGATGGCGGCGAGACGTGTTCCACGTGTAACCGCCATGGAGGCGAGTCATGCAACCGAGTGAGCGAATCCATATCCAGCCCAAACGCGGCCACCTGCCGAGGCGCTACGAAGTCATCGACCAGCGCACGCCGAAGGCGAAATCGCGCGAGGTGTTCTGGCTGTGCCTGACTTGCGCGGCCATCACCGGCACGCTCTGGTGGGTGCTCACGTGAAAGACATCGATGCCACCATCAAGCAACTGATCGGCGCGCCCATTCCCGGCGCCAAGGCCACGCTCGCCGATATCCGCCATGCGCTCTCAACTGCTGCCGCCGCGGTGGCGGATGCGCAAGCCGAACGCGATCACTTTCGTGCTGCCTTTGGCATCACGCAAACCGAAATGGTGATGCTGGCCTCGGTGTTGCTCAAGCGTTTGGGTAAAGATGGCAAACTCATGGTGAGAAGCACCGAGTTCGAAAAAGTCTCTCAGACACACGAACTATGCGTCGAGAACCCCGAGCCAGGCGTTCGCCTCTACACCCTGCGTCGCAAAGGAGTCCACTGATGCCATGGAAACCCTCCCAAGCTCACGCCAAAACCCACAAGGCCAATACGCCCAAAAAGAAACGCCAATGGGCGCATATTGCCGACAAACTGATGGCTGAGGGTAAATCCGAGGCGCAGGCCATTCGCGAGGCCTCAGGCGTGGTCGCCAAGCGCATGTACGGGAAGAAGCGATGAGCGAGGATCGACGCAAAGCCCGAGCCCTGAAGATCTGGAGCGCACACAACCTCCTACGACAGCGCGTGGGCGTTGTCGGCCCCGAGGAGGTGCATATCGCCACCCTCTCGACGATCTCCGAAATGAAGGGCCTCTGGCAGGCTCTCCTTGACCGTGGGCTCATCAGCGAGGCACAGCGCCAGGATTACCTTGATCGCGGAGCGGATGCCTTGGTGGCGCAGTGCGAGGCGAAGGCGGCACAGATCGAGGTCGTGGGCTGAATGAATAACGGATTGAGATAGATTGCATGGCGAAACCCAAGGGCAGTCCGAAGACCGGCGGTCGTAAGCCAGGCTCGCGCAATAAGGTCACGCGCACCTTGGTGGAGGCCATAGACAAGGCCTTTGAGCAGGTGGGGGGCGCGCAGTACCTCGCGCGCATCGCGGAAGATGACCCGAAGGCTTTCTGCGCGCTCTTGGGCAAACGATTGCCGCGCGACCTCAACGTGACCACTACCTTGAGCCTGGAGCAGCTCATCGCCCAGTCTCGCATCGAATGAACCCCGCCGCGGCGGCCATCAAACGCTGGCGGGAGCATCCCTCGATCATGGTCGAGGAGTTGTTTCATGTGGAACGTCACTCACGGTGGGTCGAACGGGGTTCACCGCCCAATGTGGCGCACCAGGATCCTTGGCAGGAGCAGGTGCTCGAGGATTTCCCGCACCATCCCGCGCAAGTGATGCTTGCCTGCAAAGGGCCGGGTAAGACGGCGGTACTCGCGTGGCTGGGGTGGAACTTTCTACTCACTCGCGAGCATTGCAAGATCGCGGGCCTCTCGATCACGGGCAAGAACCTGAGCGACAACCTCTGGCCCGAGATGGCCGTATGGCAGAAGAAAACGCCGATCCTCTCCGAACTCTTCGAGTGGGGCGCGGAGCGCATTCGCTGTAAGGCGCATCCGGAGACGTGGTTCATGACGGCGAAGACCTGGCCGCAATCGCCGAACGAGCAGCAGTTGGGCGAGACGCTGGCGGGCCTGTGGGCGCCGTACGTGATGATCCTGATGGACGAGGCGGGCGGTATCCCGGTGCCCGTCCTGCGCGCCGCGGAGGCGATCCTCGGCCAAGCCGGCGTGCAAGGCCGAGAGGCCCATGTGGTGATGGCGGGCAACACCACCTCGAGCGACGGGTGCCTGTATGAGGCGGCCATCAATCGCCGTCATTTGTGGATAGTGTACGAAATCACCGCAGACCCCGATGACCCGAAGCGTACAAGCCGCATCGATATCGAGTATGCGCGCCAGCAGATTCGGGAGTACGGGCGCGACAATCCGTGGGTGATGATCAACATCCTCGCTAAATTCCCGCTGCAGGGCGTCAACACGATGATCTCAGCCGATCAGATCAAGGCGTGCATCGGCCGGCACCTGCCGCAACGCGCTTACGACTGGGCGCCGCGCATCTTAGGCGGCGATGTCGCGGACTTTGGCGACGATGCCACCGTGCTCTATCCGCGCCAAGGCGATGTGTACTTTGCCCCGTTGGTCATTCGGCACATGGACCCCGTGCAGATCGCGGGTCACTGGGGCAATAAAGCGAACGAATGGCAGGCGCACGCCATCCATGCCGATACCACGGGCGGCTATGGCTCTGGGCCGATTGCGATCCTGCGGGATCAGGGCTTTACGGTGCAAGGGGTCAACTTCAGCGAGAAGCCCTTTGACCCGAAGTTCTACAACAAGCGCGCGGAGATGCTCTGGACCCTCTGCGAGCACCTGAAAGGGGAGGGCGTCTCGATTGCCTCCCCGGGCTCGGAGTTTCTGATCCCAGAGCTCTCGACCATGACGTACGGCTACAAGGGCGACAAGATCCTCATCGAGGATAAAAAACTGATTAAGGCGCGCCTCGGTCGCTCGCCGGACTATGCGGATGCGGCCGCTTGCACCCACGCCTATCCGGTGGCAGTGCCGAGGGATACGCGCGCCGCGCTCTTCGAATTTGATTTGGCGGGCCGGATAGGTAAGTCTGTCAGCGACTACGATCCATTGACGAGGGCATGATGGCGGAGTTTCCGAAAATCGTTCGCACCTGGGCCAAGCCCGCTCGTCCGCCGTTGTATGTCGCCAAACCTCCCCATTCATACGCAGCCAGGAAATCGGCTGCCCCCACGCTCCCCAAGAGGAAATCGCCATGAAGCAATCATCGATTCGAGGTACTCCGATCAACCGCATCAGCGACAGCGGCTTTCGCTCGGGTGGCAAGCCTGCGGGCTACAGCGGCACGGTCAACAAGCAATTTGAGGGCGATCAATCGGGCAATCGTCAAGAGGGCATCTCGACGGGGACGCCCTACGAATCCCGGCACGGCAACCCGGGGGACGCGCGCCGCACCCGAAGCCAAGGCCCGTATGGCGAGATCGACTCGAACGGCCAGGGCAACGTGAACTCTCCGACCTCGAACGGGAATGGGGTGCTCTTGGATGGCATCTCGGAAAATCGCGATTACACGCCCTGGGGCAGGGATGGCGCCGATGTGATGGATTCCCCGGTGCCCGCGGGCAAGCAGATGCCGCAGCCTGATAGCGCGAACGCGCTGAATGCGTTGAGAAACGGCGAGGGCGCGTACTGGGGCGCACGAGAGCAAATCGACGATCAGCTGCTGCGCATCAATGGGGTGATGTCGCGCGGCATGGACAATATTTCAAAGACCGGCGAGCCTGAGACTGAACTGACGGCCGATGACACGCTGAAGGGCTGATCATGCCCGCTGCGTTGCCTGCGATCCCGGAGCTTGCGAGCTTCTTCGCGACTGATGCGGCCGCCGCGGGTGCGGGAGCCGCAGCCGGCACGGGAGCGGCTGCGGCCGGCACCGCTGCCACGGTGGGTGCCGGTGTCGCCGATGCCGCAGCCTTGGATGCCATCACGGTTGCAACACCGGCCATCGCCTCCGGTGCAGGCACCGCTGCGGCCACGGCGGCGGCGGGCAGCGCGGCGATCGCGGCAGGCGCCGGGACCGCGGCGGCCATCGATGCCGGCCCTACGCCGACTGTTGCGATTGCCCCCGCCGGTGGGATCTTGGGCACGGGGATTACGGCGAGCGAGGCCGCGGCTGCAGCTACCGGAGCTTCGGCGATCTACACGCTCGCGCAATCCCGCAAGGGCTTGTCCGTACCCCCGCCGCCCGCGGCGATCAATACCGATCAAGCGGCGCTGCAAGCACAGCAGGACACGCTGCGCCGTCAACAGGCCGCGGGGGGCTTGCAATCGACGGTGGGCACCTCGGGCGGGGAGCAGGGCGCGATCTTGGGCGCGGGCACCACCTCCAATAAATCGATTCTGGGGGGCTGATGTCATTTGTTGATTTAAATGCACCCTCGGCCGGCGAACTCTTAAACGCCCAGGTGCCACTCAAAGATGGCTCGAAGGGCGCGCGCAACGAGCGCAATGATGCGGCAGGTGCGCAGCCCGCACGCCGGCGCAAGGGAATGCTGCGCCAGACCGACACGTCCGTCACGCCGATCGAGCAGGCGCCGAAGACTAAGTACGAGATGCGCCGCAACTACATGAATCTCGACCGCGAGACATGGCGCTCACACGTGCTCGATGTGAAGAACAATTTCCTGCCCTATCGCACGCGCTGGCTCGATGATGGCGGCACCCCGAATCGCGGCAACAAGAAGATGCAGTACATCGTCGATAACTGCCCGATGATCTCCTTGCGCACGATGAAGGCGGGCTTGATGTCGGGGATGACGAGTCCTGGGCGCCCGTGGTTTCGGCTGCGCCCTGAGGATGATGACATCTACGAGCAGCCGGGTGTCGCAGTGTGGTGTGAGAAGGTTACGGACGCTATTCATCGCATCCTCGCCAAGTCGAACTTCTACCGCCAAGTGCCGGTGTTTTACGATGAGATCGGCGCTTTTGGCACGGCTGCCTTCGGCGTGTACGAAGTGCCCTTCGACCCGAAGCGCAAGCATCAGCCGCTCGTCAACATTCAGACCTACACGTGGGGCGAGTACTGGATCTCGCAAAATGATGAGGGCCACGTTGACACCTTCATCCGCCGCTTCAAGTGGACCGTGCGCCAGGTCGTGATGAAGTTCATCGATGACCCGAAGGATCCGAACGATCCGACTTGGGACAATCTGCAGCCCTCCACGCGGTCGCTGTGGCGCAACCGTCAGTGGGAGACATGGATCGATGTCGTGCAGGTGATCGAGCCCAATGATGAATTCGAGTTGGGCGCCTTTGGCGTGAAGGGCATGCGCACGCGCGTCGTGTATTACGAGATGGGCGGCGATCCACACCGAATGCTCGGCATCAAGGGCTATGTCGACTCGCCCATCAAGGTTGCGCGCTGGGACACCAACAGCGACAACGTATGGGGCTACGGTCCGGCGATGTACTGCTTGGGCGATGCAAAGCAGTTGATGGTGCAGCAGAAGCGAAAGATGCAGGGCATCGACAAGCAGATGGAGCCGCCTTTGATGGGCGATGCCAATCTGAAGCGCACCACGGTCTCGCAACTACCCGGCGATATCACGTGGCTCGAGGGCGTCACGCAATCGACCGTTGGCTTAAAGCCGCTCTACGAGGTCAAGCCAGATCTGTCCGCGATGATCGAGGACATCCAAGAGACGCGAAAGCGCATCTACTCGGCGATGTACACCGACATCTTTCAGATGATGAAGACGATCGGCGATCAGTTAAAGCCCGGCATCACGGCCACCGAAATCGATGCGCGCAAGCAGGAGCAGTTGCTCGAGTTGGGGCCGCTTCTGGACCGGCTGAACGGCGAGGCATTCGAGCCGACGATTGATCAGGTCTTCGATATCGCGGTGCGCCGCTCCCGCACGGCGTGGCAATACATGCAGCGCAATATGGAATTGCCACCGGGCGTGGAGATGTACATCCCGCCGCCCCCGCCTGCGCTCCAAGGCGTGAAGCTGCAGATTCAGTACATCTCGATTCTCGCCCAGGCCGTGCGCATGGCCGAAATCCAGGGCATCAATCAAACCACGCAATACATCATGCAGTTCCTGCAGGTCGGCCACGCGGAGGCGATGGATAAATTCGACATCGACAAGGCGGTGGAGATCATTGCGGATCGCACCGGCACGCCGCCCGAGTGCATCAAGTCCGATGATGTGGTGAAGCAAATCCGCGCACAGCGCATGCAAGCGCAGCAGCAGGCGCAACAGGCGCAGCAACAGCAGGAGGCGGTCAAGACGGGTGCGGATGCCGCGGCGAAGCTCGGCAACACGCCGGCAGGCTCAGGCAGCGTACTCGATCAACTGACCCAAGGTAAGGCCGCGTGAGCGATCCCTTGGATGATCGCGATGAGGATATTGCTGAGGTCGCGAATGCGCGGCTGCTCGAGGAGTTATCCGAGACTGAGAAGCGTGCACAACTTACGCGCATTTTACAGAACGAGGATGTGCGGGACTATCTGTGGCGTTTTCTGAAGTCCTGCAACATCTACCAGACGGTAGCGCATACGAACTTCGGCAGCATGAATTTACTGGAAGGCCGGCGCTGCGCCGGGCTGCAGTTGCTCAATGAGATTTGTGAGGCCGACCCTAACGCCGAGATGTTGATGCGAAAGAAGGCGATTGACCTGGCCGCACAGCAGGTGCGCGAGGCGGCGGCGAAGAAGGCTCGGCGGCAGGCGCGTTCCCAGTAAGCCATTCGCGCAAGACCTCGCGCACGTAGTAATACCGTTTGGCGATTCGGGTATGAGGAGGGCCGACTCCTAAGCGCCGCCATTTGAGCAATGTTTCGTGGCTCACACCCAAAAACTGCGCGGCTTTCTCGACTCCCATCAACTCCGGTGTGCGGCCCATCACAATGTCTCCCAAGTACAGCGTGGAAAAGCGTGGAAAAGCGTTACTTGGGCCACCATTATAAAGGAAATCTAAAATTCCGCATTATTCTTCGTGCCGTCAAGCCGTAAGGCAGAGGCACGATGGCAGACGAAAAGACTCCGAGCGAAACTCCAACTCAGCCCGAATCTGTCGCAGCTCCGGCCGCGACCGCGTCCGCTCCCGTTCCCACCACAACTCCCGAACCGAAAGTTGAACCGAAGGTCGATGCGCCCGCGACGGGCGTGAACGAAGGCGAGGCCAAAGCATTGGCCGACGCCGCCAAAGCCGTGGCCGATAAGGCCGTCACGGATCAGGCGCTCGCCGACAGTGCGGCCGCAGCGGCCAAGGCGCTCACCGAGGTTCCCGACAACTACGCATTGGACCTTCCCTCTGCCATCCAAGAGCGATGGAAGAAGGAGGGTCTCACGGTCGACACCCACCTCATCACTGGGCTTACCCCCGCGCTGAAAGAGGCCAAGTTGACCAATGCGCAGTTCAACAAGGTCGCCGCCGCATTCATCGAACTGCAATCAAAGCTCCCCGAGCAAATGATGGCGCGCGACATGGAGACGACCAAGGCGGATCCGGCCATCGGAGGGCTCAACTATGCGCGAAGCATGGAAGAGGTCACCGTGGCATTGGATGCCTTTGCGGACCCTGATTTCAAGAAGTTTGTGGTGCGAAGCGGGATAGCGAACAAGTTGGAGTTTGTCCGTGTGTTTCAGCGTATCGGGGCGGCAATGCGCAAGGCTGGCGACAGCCCCGCGCGGGGCGCACCCGACGCAGCGCCCCCGGAAACGATGGCGCAGCGCATGTACGGCAGAAAGAAAACCACTTAACGGAGAACTTTGATGGCTACTATCGGCGGTACAGTTTTCACTCTCTCGGACTTCGCGCAGCGCCTCGACCCGGATGGCAGCATCCCGGACATCGCAGAGCTCTTGAACGAAAAGAACGAGATCCTCTCGGACATGCTCTGGGTCGAGGGCAACCTCCCGACCGGCATGCGCACCACCCAACGCACCGGTCTGCCGAACGTCCAGTTCCGGCAAGTTAACACCGGCGTCACCCCTTCCAAGTCCACGGTCGGCCAGGTCGATGATGCCTGCTGCATCCTGGAAGGCTGGTCGGTGATCGATGAGAAATTGGCTCAGTTGAACGGCAACGTCGAGGCCTTACGGCTCTCGGAGGCCAAGCCCTTCCTCGAGGCGATGAATCAGCAGTTCACGCAAACTCTCTTTTACGGCAACACGGCGGTCAACGCGGAGCGCTTCTTGGGGTTCGCCCCACGCTTTGGCGCGATCTCGGGCGCAACCAATGCGCAGAACATCCTCTCTGGCGCCGGCGCCTCCGGCAACCTGTCGATCTGGCTGGTCGGCTGGGGTGAGGATACGTGTTGCGGCATATTCCCCCGCGGCACGAAAGCAGGTCTCACGCACGAAGATTATGGCCTCCAGACCGTGCAGACTGCCGCGGCGGGAGCCGCTGTTGGCATGACCTCGGGTTTCATGCGGGCGTACCAGGATCGCTTCGTGTGGGAGCCGGGCCTCGCGCTGCGCGACTGGCGCTATGTGGTGCGCATCGCGAACATCTCGGTCTCGGCGCTCACCACGAACGTCTCCCCGGCCAACATCATCACCTTGATGAGCCGCGCCTTGGACCGTATCCCCAGCCTCAAGGGCTGCAATCCCGTCTGGTACATGAACCGCACGGGCTACAGCTTCATGCGACTGCAAGGTCTCTCCAACTCCACCAACGCCGTCACGGTGCAGCCGGCGTTGAACCAATTTGAACTCGGGTTCGAGGGTGTACCGATTCGGCGCTGCGACCAGCTGCTGAACACCGAAGCCCAAGTGACCTGATATCAAACCAAATTAAGGAGATGGGAAAATGTTTGTAGACAACGAAAATCAATTCACGAGCGGCGGCACAGCAGGGCAGTCGGTGGCCGCCTTCACGGCGGGCACCACGGCTCTCGCGAACGTCATCGATTCCGGCCCCCTGGGCGGCCAGAACACGCCCTCGAGCAACGCCGGCCGCGACTTCGGCATGGGCTATCCGACGTGGCTGTACTTCCTGGTCATCACCGGCATCAGCCAAGCGGCCAACACGACCGACATTCAGCTGGTCTCTTCTGCCGCGGCCAACCTGAGCTCGCCGCACGTGATGCTCGATATCACCGGCGGTGCGATCGCCATCACGGGATCGAAGTTTGCGACTGCGGGCACGGCCGTGCGCATTGCGATGCCCCGCGCGGGGACCGGTGGCACGACCGGATGGCTGCAGTACATCGGCATCAACTTCATCCTGGTGACCACGGGGTTTACCACGGGCGTGATCAACGCATTCCTCGCGCGCGACATTCAGGACAACCAACTGTACGTAGCGGGCTTCACCGTCTCGTAAGGAGTAACCCATGCGCGTGATGGCGACCCGGCAGGGGCAATACTGCAACATGCTGATCGAGGCGGGGTGGGTGTTTGACCTGCTCATGAACGAGGATGGCTCGATGCCCGAGCGCGAGGACTGGATTCCGGTGCTCGCGCAAGATCCGATCACCAAGAAGATGGTCGACACCGGAGATGGCGAGTTCAAGGTCTATCTCGATCCCAGGACCAAGAAGCCTGTGCATCGCGACTACTCGCCGGATGAGGGGAATGTGATGCTGCGTAAAGGCCCCATCCGCGGCGAGTCCGTCAATGTGGGATGGATGGTCGAGGCACCCGCCGGCGCGCAGGTCACGATGATCGGCAACGCGTCGCTCAATGAGTTGCTGGCCGACTGTCACCCTGGGGTGGATCCGCGCAGCCGCCGCCATCGGCGCGTGCATCCTTCCTTGAGGAGAGATGCGGAGGTGGTGGGTCCCACGGTGAGTGTGCAGCCGGCAGGGACGAAGCCCGTCGCGCAGGTCGCTTAAGTGGCTACGACCACCCTCACCACCAATTTCCCGAATGCGCAGATGGACGGGGACACCGTGACATGGAGCGCGGTGCCGAACGGCAATCAGGGCAGTGCTTACGCGGGCGATTGGCTCGAGGCATTTTTTCAGGTGACGGGCACCTTCGGGGTGAGCGGGTCAGTCCAAATCGAGGGCTCGAATGATGGTGCCAATTGGGTGAAGTTGACGCCTGCGGCCTTGACCGCCGCAGGCCTGTTTGCGGGCTTGGGCGTGACCGAACGGCCGCGCTTCATACGCCCCAACGTCACCGCCGGCGATGGCTCGACGGCCCTCACCGTCACCGGTTTTTTCAAGAAACTTCGCATGGGCAATATGTGAGGGAGTAAGGCCCATTGCCTCTCGACTGGACGCTTACAACCTCGCTCTCACCTTCATCGATATTTCCGATACCGTCGAGAGCCTCAATGACAACTCCCCGCAGGCTAGGGCGCTAAACCGTTTCTGGGACTATGCGCGCGTGCGCGTGCTCGAATTCTGCTGGTGGGACTTCGCCACAAAGTCCGTGGCGTTGCAGTTGCTGCTCGATCAATCGACCCTCTCACTGCAATCGCAACTGGTCTTCCCAGGCTGGCGCTATATCTATGCGCTGCCGCAGGACTGCCTTCGGGCGCTCGCCGTGACGACGCAATACGGCATGCGCTTGAACCCCTTCACGCGCTCCTGGTGGTATGACATGAGCCAAGCACCGCAATGGGGGCCCTATCGGCCGCCGTGGCGCCGCGCCAATATCGACGGGACGAATCCCAATCTCCCTACGCCTGGCACCGCGATCTTGACCGACCAGGACAGCGCGTGGCTCGTGTACGTCGAGGACGTGCAGAACGTCGCGCTCTGGTCGCAGGCCTTCGTGGAGGCCGTGGCCTGGAATCTGGCCTATCTTGCCGCAGGACCGCTGTCCGCCAATCAGAATGCGAAGAAGCGCGCATTCGAGGAGACGCACAACTCCCTGGTTCGCGCCATGTCCATCGAACTCAATGAATCGCAGCCGGACCCCTATCCCGACAGTCCGGCCATCACGGCGCGCAACTGATGTTCGATGTCGCTGTACCGATGCTGCAATCCTCCTTCGCCCGCGGCGAGATTTCGCCGTACCTGTTCGGGCGCGTGGATCTGCAGGCTTATGCATCCGGTCTTCGCACGTTGCGCAATGGCTTCGTGCGCCCGGAAGGCGCGGTCTCGAATCGGCAGGGGACGAGCTTCGTCAACACCTCGCTCTCGAATACCCCGCTCGCGACCAAGATGCTGCCCTTCATTTTCTCCTCCACCCAAAGCTATGTCATCGAGGTGGGGGCTGGCACCGCGCAGGTGTTCTCCGCCGGCGCACTCGTGGTGGGCGCGACCTTTGTCACGCCCTGGGCCGCCGCGGACCTGCCGCTCCTTCGCTGGGCGCAGTCCTCGGACACCTTGACCGTGGTGCATCCGAACTATCCGCCCTATGAGATCAAGCGGACCTCGGCGAACTCTTTCACGTGCCTACAGGCGACCTACACGCAAGGGCCTTTCCTGCCGCAGAACACCGATGGGGTGACCTTCGTCTATGCGAGCGCCACCTCGGGGACCGTCACCCTGAAGGCCTCGGCGCCCATCTTCAATGCCAATCACGTAGGCGCGCTCTTTCAACTCACGCAGCAGGATCTCTCGACCATCCCGCCGTGGGAGCCGGAGAAGCCGTTCAACAACGCAGCCTCCACAAATCCCATCGGACAGTACCGACGGGCCTCGCTCAAGAACTACAAATGCGTCGCGACGTTCAATCCGCCCTCCGGCACACCGCCCTTCGCGACCGGGACGTGGATCCCGAGCCACTCGCAAGGCACGCAGTTGGACGGCGACGGCTCGACCGTGCCCAATCTTGCCGCCTCGGTCGGCGTCAATTGGCAATACCAAGACTCAGGCTTTGGCGTCGTGCTCATCACGGCGTTCACCTCGGCGACTCAGGTCACGGGCGTCGTGCAGCCGAACTATGTCGGCGGCCCGGGGCTCCTGCCCACGAACGTGATTGGCGGCCCGGTTGCGCTCTTCGGCCCTTTCACGTTCACAGGCGATGGATCGACCACCGCATTCTCGCCCCTGACCGCGACGACCACGACCGATCCCACGAAGTTCTACGTCACCATCAATGGCATCTATCAGCCGCCGGCGTTGTATACGGTCACGGCTGCGGGCTCTGGCACGATCACTTTCCTGACCGCGCCCGCCGCAGGAGCCGCCATCTCGGTCATTCAGATCAGCCAGTTGGGGCAGACCACGTACTGGGCCTTTGGCGCATTCTCACCGGATCAAGGCTATCCCTCGACCGCGAGTTATTTCCCTGACCGCTTAGTACTCGCAGCGACCCCGAAGCAGCCGGTCGGCGTCTTTGGCAGCCAGACGAGTCAATACCACGTCTTCGGCGTCTCGAATCCCGTGGTCGCTTCGGATGCGTTTAGCGTCTTTTTGAACGCGCGAGAACTGAATGCGATCTCGGACCTGATTCCGCTCTCAGACTTGCTCGTCGGCACATCGAACATCATCTGGCGCCTGTGGCCGGGATCGACCGGCACGGCGCTCTCACCCTTGGCGATCGCCGCCACCCCGCAGAGTTACTACGGCGTGAGCCCAACTTGCGCGTCGATCCTCTTTGGCGATTCGGCGATCTTTGCCGAGTATGACGGCCGGCGCCTGCGGGACCTCATCTATCAGTTCGCCTATGACAAATTCTTAGGCCAAGAGCTGACCCAGTACAGCCGCCACCTGATCCCGTTTGGAACTCAGATGACGCGCCTCGCGTACAAGCCGGATCCAGCCGCGCAGTTCGTCTACGCGCTGCGTTCAGACGGGCAGCTCCTCGTGTGCAGCTACTTGCGCGAGCAGCAGGTCATTGGCTGGGCGCACTGGGATACGCAGGGTACATTCGAGGATATTTGCGTAGTG